TGGCGGTGTACCCATTGACCAACCCAGTAGCGTTGTGTACGCGGCCTTGGCTGATACCTTCGTGTCTGGTGATACGGTCTTGCCGTAGCCTGGTGCAATACGAATACCAAGGTTTAGGATGATCGCTTCGTTGGCGGCATCAGGAACCTCGGTCTCAGCGTCCAGAGAGGTCGTCTCAGGGCTGCTAGGCAGCGGATAGGACAACCGTATACCTTTGGCGTTCCACTGCGCCATCATGGCGTCAAGGCGCTTACAGGCCGATAGCAGTTCGTTGTCAGTCAAGTCGAAGACAAACGACGCCAGGCCAATCTCTTCAAAGGCAGCGGTGACGAACTGTCGCTTGGTGTATGACATTACTCGGCCTCTAGCTTCTTGCGCTGTTTACGTTTTTGCTTTGGCTTTTCCGGTGGCGCTCCGAACAGGTGCGTCTCAACCGGAGGACTGTTTAACTTGGCGATGTACGCCTGATGATCGCTGATACTATTGAACCAGCCATCACCCAAATATGGGGTCGTGTCTTGAACCATTATCCGCTTATAGTGACCGTCAAGCAATGGCTTATACAGCGTGATCATTTCTTAGCCTTCTTCTTCGGTGCCTTGCCAGGTTTGCCAGCCTTCTCCGCAGCCTTCGTGGCTGTAGACAGTGATATGGCGACCGCCTGCTTCATCGGCTTACCGGACTTCTTTTCTGTCTTGATATTTGATGCAATAGACTTGGAGCTGTAGCCTTTCTTTAATGGCATTAATCAATTCCTTGACTTGTCTTGGGATACGCTCATCTTTTCTCTAATCGACTTCACTTCAGGCTCATGGAACTCAAATCGGCGAGTGGGATGTTTTTGCCCTTTAACGATGCCATCCATTTCCTGAACACTCTTCATTAATTCATCGAACATATCATTGTCCGTAGTTATCACCTTAAAAGAATCGGGGGGCCAATAGACCCCCCTCGTCTCAACCTATTTAGGTTTGACCGAAGATAACAACACCGGCCATTTCTGGGTTACACATTGTGACGCCGAAGTAGGTGTCAAGACGGTACTTGGTGACCCGTGTATCAATGGCAAACTGCTTGGTCAACGTCAGCTCGATACCCTGATCTGAAGTGTAACGCAGCATAGTTGCGCCATCTGGATCGCCAGCATAACGACCTGGCATCAGCTCGATTGCATCCTTGTGCCAGAATGGGTTGATAGCGGCGGCTGCCACGTTCAACCAAACAACTGCAGCAGTGTTGGACACTGAGTTAGCTACACAGTTCTGGTACTGGACTTCTGGATCAGTCGGCGTAGTGGACGCTGAGATGATCGGAGGACTGATAACGAGAGTAGTGCTGTTCGTTACTGAGATCACGCGGAAGGTCTTGAGCTGGCCAGTGTCCTGCTTAGTGATGTGGTGAACAGAGTTGATACCCGCGATGGTGAAGCAATCGCCAGCAACTACGCCAGTGTTGGTAGTAGTTGTAAGATTTTGCGTACGGTTATCGACGTTGATCTGGCCGCCGACTGAGGTGCTAGTCGCTGCTGGAACGTAGTCGATGTTGGCACCGTCAGTATCAACAGTGATTGAAGTAGCCTGTGCCGCGATGCGGTTGGCGTAATCCATCTTGTAAGTCTCAAAACCTGATACCTGACCAACGTACGCTTTTTCGTACGCAGTTGTAGGCTTCTGGTTCATAGTCTGGCGACCAGCCAAGTTGCTTGCCATGCCGTTGTAATCGCGGCTTGACAGTGCCAAGTAACGATCTTCGGACATAACACCCAGCTCGTTGAACGCAGTATCAAGTTCAGCAACGTCATCAAAGCCAGAAGCAGCGGCAGTACGCTTAACTACAACAGTACCCTGTGCAGCGGCAACGTTCATTACAGCGATGTTGATGTCAGATGCCAGACGCTGACGTGCAGCAGTACCGAGACGATTCTCTTGCAGAGCGTCGCGCAGTTCTTTTGCATCAAGAGTCCAGGGTGCAGTCTTGTTGAAACCAAGAGTAGCTGGTACAGACAACTGTGTAGCAGTCTGGTATGAGCTACTAATATCGGTGCGAGGTGCGCCGTTAATAGAACTCAGGATGTAAGGCATTGGACGCCAGATGGTGTCGTTTGCACGCTCCATCGTTTGTGAGTCAGTGTTGTAGACTGACACGTTGCGACTCAGTACCAGGGCGTCTTCAAAGCCCTCAGTCATTTGCTCGAACGCTACGCGTTCTTCTTTGGAAAACTCGTTAGCCATGATGGCTCCTTAATTATAGTTTGGTTAGTTACCCGCACGCTTGCTGCGCTTGTACGCAGTGACCTTTGAATAGTCACCAGTCTTCTCCGCTGCTGCGCGTAATCGTTCTAGGTTTGAGTCCACCGTTCCCGACTTCTGGGCCTTGCCAGTGATGGTCGATTCCGGTTTCGTGCTTGCCTTTCGGTTAGTTACCTTCAATTGTGTCTCCAGTTTCGCTACCGCAAAGGCAAACTTCACGGGGTCTTTTATGGATGCAATCTCTTTCGCCTTCTTGGGGTTCTTCCCCAATGCGTACACGACCAGTGCCGGGTTGTCAGCGCCCTGCAGGATCATACCCTGCTGAGTGTTGCTCAACTCATCCTGAACGATTGTCTCGGCTTCTTCAAAGTCTTTGACCTTGAGTGACTTGCGGTTTTCGCCATAGGTTGACAGTGTTGCATTCCACGCGTCCTGTTGGCTGCGCTTCTGTGCCTCGATCTGCTTCTCTTGGTCTTCTACCGCACGTCTCCGATCAAACCACGCAGTTAACTGCTGTTCGTATAAATCAGAATCGTAATCAGCACTCTCGATGGTTGGCTTCTTGCCCAGTTCTACGGCTGCAGGTGCTGCCGCGCTAGATAGTCTTGCCAATTGCTCTTTGAGTTGCTTGTTCTCCCTCTGTTGCTCTCTATGGCTCTTGCGTAGGTCTTTGACCCAGCCCGGTGCCTTTGCATCTTCTTCTGGAGGCGGCGATTCCCCCTCAATCTCGATAATAACGTCATCTTCGTCACCATCTGAATCATCATCGTCTTCTGAGTCTGTGTCAGCCTCTTGAGCATCTACCTCATCATCGACATCTGTGTCTAGTTCCAGTTCGGTGTCCAGTTCTTCGTCATCGTCCTCAATTATTTCTGCCTGATCGTTCATTTTGACCCCAATATGCTCACCCAAAGAAACGGCGGGTGGAAGCCGTTGGAGGTAATGATAACAGTATTGGTTAAATTCACCAATAGTTAGTCAAATTAGTCAATAGTTTGTCAATATGATTGCTAAATTATCGGTCTTGGTAATTTCTGAAAACAGTTGGATCCTGATATCCAAGGTACTGCTGGTCAGAATAGAAGTCAGGGTTCCTGAACCGTACAGGCTCGTTCTGCAACTGCGCTGCGATACCAGTGTTGGCCTGCTGTGGCTGTTGGGCATACTCCTGCGGGTTTATTTGCTGCTGGTATTGCTGCTGCATGTATCGCTGGTGCTCATACGGATCCATTTGCTGATGGTACTGCTGCTGCTGATACTGTTGCTGCATCTGCTGCTGGTATTGCATTGGATCCATCTGCTGCTGTGGATTCATCTGCTGTTGATACTGTTGCAGCATGTATTGCTGATACTGCATTGGATCCATCTGCTGCGGGTCAGTCGGCTGCCGATAGGTCGCAGGGTTGTTATCGGCGGCATTGTAATACCCGACATTTATCGGAGGTATGCCATTGTAGAAATCGTTTTGCGCAGATTGCATATAACTATTGGCGTTACCGAAGTTCTCGCCCCCATATAACTGGCCTAGCAGAGAGCTGTTCATGTTTCCGATCATTTCGATGCCTTTTGGGTTAATTAAACAATTAGTGCTTTAAATTGGGGAAAAGAATCCACCAAACATTTCAAATGCCTTGGTTCGCCCTTCGTTCTTGGGGCCAAGTCTAGGCACTACGTCAGGAACTTCACCTACCTCCTTGCTGGTAACAAACACAGGGTCATAGTTCTTCATGCCCTCCATGAATCTGCTGCCACGACCTTCTGGTGCGTTTATAATCCCTTGCCCAAGGCCACCGCCAATCATCTTGAGAGCGTCCTCCCATGTGGTAGCCTTGCCTATCCCCTGCATGATCCCGCCAATAAGCATCTGCTCCATGTCGCCCATGAATCCGACTGTGGCATCAAACGCACCACGGGAAGTGTCAGCAATATCGTCATACGTCAGGTTATATGTATCTGGGTTTAAGAGCGAATTTGTCTGGTCGGCACCGTAGAGCAACGATCCTGGCTGGTTGAATATGCTGTTCAAGAAGTCATCATTGGCCTGCTGCATTAGGTCTGCACCCGTTGGCGCTGGCTGCTGTGCTGCGATGATTGCCTCTTCGTCCTGTGTGACTGGCGCTGACCTAACACCCATACCGCCCATTCCAGCTTGTGCGTTCGCCTCTATCTGCGACCAATTGTCCTGCAGTTGCTGTGCCTGCTCTTGTGGAACCTCAGACAACAGCTCGGCCTTGGCCTCTTCTGGCGCTATCCCAGCAGCCGTCAGCCCAGACCCTAGAGCCAAAGACCACAGCATTTTCCCGTTGTCATCAACTGGCGGCAGATCATGGACACCACGTTCAGCGTTTATCTGATAAACCTCGCTCGGGGTTAGCACTCTGTTGACCTTCATGTCCCCTGCAATCAACCAATCGCCAGTCATGTTGGGGTTGGTCTTGTATCGGTAATAGCCGCCTTCTGGTATCTGATCGGTTATTTGCGCCGTTCTCGGTATCGGATTGCCTGCCTTGCTGTACTCCATTCGAGAGTCTGCAACAGACTGCCAATCGACATCTGCTGGCATCTCGACCTCGGCCCATACTTGGTCGGCTGGACGATAATCTGGAGCCTTTAATGAGCTATCAGATTTGCCGCCAATATGAGTAGCAACTGGTGCATCTCCTGCGTGCCAACCTGGTCGATAAGCCAACGGGCCAATGCTCGACTTAACCTTGCCAGCATCCGTTAATAATCCAGACTCTGCCGGGTTCCATTCGCCCATGTTTACTGGCTTGTTAGCGTTTACGAATAACGGGAACAACTCATCAGTGTTGCCGCCTTTTGTCCTGAACAGCTTGTATGCCTTAATGGTGTTCGTGTACTTGTCGGCTTGCTCGGGGCTGATCTGACCCTGCTCAACCATTCTAGCGACACCCTCTGCCTGTGGACTGGTGACTTTTTCATAGGCTGATGCAAGGCGCTTGATCCCAGAGCTAATAGGCCCAGCTTGAGCCTCTTCTGGGGTCATGGTGCCTGCTAGAACTGCTGTGGCCAATGGTATGCTGATGCCGTACTTCTTGGATATTGATATCAGGCGATCATCAAATATGACGTAATTGGATGACCCGCCTTCAGTACCTCGGCTGAACCCGTCTTTGTAGCGGATACCTTTAATGCCAATATCTTTAAGGGCTTTGCTTGCA